TTGGGCTTTTTTTCCAGTAACACCCATTCCTTGAAGCATAGCTTGGAAAGTACCTGTAGTTCTCATCAACGCTTCACGAGCAATACCAAGTTTGCTATTCAAGCCGTCAATCCATTTCGTTGTAGCTTTCTCCATATCTCCCATAGCAATTACATAAAGGTTTTTAGTTTCTTCAAACTTCATTGCTGCTTTTGTTACTTTAACTGTAACCATAGTTAAAGCAACACCCACAGCAGCAAAACCAGTTCCTACTGCTACCATAGTACGACTAAGTTGTTTTGCTTGTAGCTCTAATTTTTTTGTTTGTTCTGTAGATCTCTTTGCTGAATTACTAAACTGCGAAGTATCTAAAATTAAGTGTCCTAGAATTGCACCAGCATCGAAAGGCATTCATCTATCCCTTCTGTACGCGATTCCAATTATCATTTACAATATCTTCCTGCTTCTTTCCCGATTGCAATCCTTTCAGCTCGGCTATAATTTCCCTTACTTTTTTTTGATAATGTTTGCCCTCTGCTTGAGCCAATCTCAAATTCTCCATTTCAATAAGTCTGTTTGTCAAAGCCTGTATCCGAGCTTGTTTTGCCCAAAACAAAAAATCTCTCATATCAAGTGACAACAGCATTGAGTAGTTAAAAAGGCCAGGGAAGGCCGAGGAGATATACGCTAAGGCTTCTCCTCGACCTTTTCTACGTTTTTTTCCGAACCCTCAACGTCATCTTGAATTGATTTCATTATGAACCTTGATGTGGCTGCCAACTTTCTGACATCAATTGCTTCAAGTACTTCAACAGGTGCGTCCAAAAAGACAGAGAGTTGCTTTGCAATAATAGAGATATTACCTTTATTAGGATTTTTTTCTTCCTGAGCGATTATCTCAGTTACTGTATCAAGCATACTCTTAGTTATTGACTCAATTTTATAAGTCTTGCCACCAAGAATAATCTCGATAGGTTCATACATAGAATCAACATTACAAGTAGGCATTTTTCTCTTTCCCTTTCAATTTGTAGTGTTACTTACGATGTTTCTCCATAACCAATAGCGCCAAAGTCGTTTATTGAATAAGTCTCTCCAGAAGGTACTGTCTCAACAGGAAAGGCACGAAACTTTGCGGTAGTAACTCGTTGAGAAGCAGCATCAAACGTCCATTCTGCTGTACAATAAGGAGCTGCAAGAAAAAATGTACACCATTCCGCAGCATCAGTAGCTATTATACCATTGTTGATTCGTTTGATCACAAGATGATAAGCTAGTCCAACAAGTGAAGTCCCAACTGGATTTCCAAACATAAGCTCTTCAGATGAAAGTGTCGTACTTGGGAAAACATCTTCAAGTTCGGAAAGTTCTGACTGAGTCATTGTACATTCAATTTCAATAACTCTTCCTGTAATGATTTCATCTTTGCTCGCAGTACCCGCAGCAGCCGTATGTACAGGAGCAGTTTCATCTGTAATTCTGACAGACACATTTAGATTGTCGCCGAGAGAAATTTCATTGAACAATACTGAACATGGTCCTAAATCTCCAAGAGGAAATGACATTTTTTACTCCTTTTTTACTCTTAAAATAATGTTAGCAGAAAATTCGTGCCTGCCCTTAGAGTCCAGACCCAACCAATAAGGACCAGACAAAGTTTCCGCCGTATTTATATAATAACTATCGCCACCACTCGTGAGTGCCGGAATAGTTAAACCAGCCTTTGTTTTACCTGTCAGTAAGTCAAGTATATTCTGAGCAAGAGTTCTGGCAGAATAATAAGAAGTTGATCGAGTCAACACTTGTATTGTCTTCTCGAAAACTCCTGACAGATAAAAATTTGGTTGTTCTCCTGTTCTTTCTAAAATTGTAGTGCATTCATCCTGCGCCTCTTGTGGACGAAAACCAGCAAAAAGGTTAGTGCCGATTGTCAACGTAGAGTCTTCGACCACTATATACTCCAATAGTTCTTTTATCATACTTTTGACTCCTCCACAACTGTTTCTGCAACAACTTTTACATAATCTTTTTTATTTTCAGCCATTTTCTGCTCCAAAAATTTCCCGCCCGAACCTGGTTCTGTAAAATTATATTCAGGATGCTCGTGCATTCTTGCTGCATAAGGAGTGTTGAAACCGACTGTTGCAATAACTTTTTTAGGCTTTTTCCCCCCTTTAATTTTATCTCTCATTGGTGTTCCCTCACCAGATTTGTCTTCCGAAACACCTACTAAGTCCCTGTTTACATGAACACTCCCACTTCCCCGCAGACCACCTTTTAGCAAAGGAACTGTAGGCTCTTCCATAGCAGCATCCCGCATAAGTGCTAACGCCGCCCTACCCATTCCCTTTTCTAATGCTTTTGGCATGGCTTGTTGTACCACTTGCTTAAACTTTTTCTCGAAGTCAGAAGCATCAAAGGTAAATCCGGTAGCCCGAGCACTATACTTTGCCATTAAATAAAAAAGACCTCCTTCGCTCGATTTCCAAAGTCTTTCAGTTCTATTATACTAACTATCTGATAATTTACATCATTTATTTGTACGTTTGCTAAATGAGAAACTGAAGTAAGATAAGGAAGAATTACTGACCCAGGCGATTCAACTTGCTCACCAACAAAATTGCGGACCATTTTCGTCTGCCAATTTATTCTTCCAAGTACAGTAGTTTCAACAGGTGAACCAGTAGCATCTCCCCATTTGTCAGTTTCTTGAGTTACAATTTTAACTGAATCAATTAAATATGGTTCGTACATTTTTACCTCCTTGCACTACCAAGAAAGCTTTTATAATCTTTCAAAGTAGTTAGCCGCATATTCTCATTCTTTACAAGCCAAGATTCGGCCTCTTTCGCATTATAGAATTTCGGAGTGTTGTTACTCAACTGAATAATTGAATCTAATTGATTTCGATCTTCTAAAACTGATCTAATAATAGGAAATAAATTACAACGACAATTGCTTGACAGAACCCCATTGGCAATGTAAAGTGTACTATCTGATTGGAGGTCGTAAACATGTCCAGAGTAACTACCAAACTTGACAGAGACAACATCACTAGTATGTACCGATCTGGAATGCTGGAGAAGCACATCGCGGATAAGATCGGCTTTAGCCGCCAAACGGTTCATAACATTTTGCTCAGGAAAGGAGTGCCCATTCGCTCGCAGTCCGAGTCTAACCGCATCATGCTCTCGTTGCAAAGCCCTGAAGAAAGACAAAGGCGTGTTGCTGCTGCTCATAACGCCATCAGAGGCGTTTGCCAAAGCGAAGAGCATAGATGTCGTATCGCTAAGTCCATCGAGACCCACCCGTCTAATATAGGGGCCAATGAGGGAGTTCTCGCAGAATTCTTGAAATCGAGAGGCATCCAAATCACTCCACAGAAGGCAATCGGTAGGTATAATTGTGACATCGCCATTAACGAAAGCCGCATCGCCGTGGAGGTCTTTGGAGGAAGTTGGCACACAACAAGGATTCACGCCTTGCGACATAGACGCCGTACTGACTATCTCTCTGATCGTGGGTGGATAACCGTTATTATTTGGATCCCCGCTTGCTATCCTATGGAAGAGGGAACTGCTGAGTACTTGATCTCCCTTATGAAGAAACTGAGCAGGAATGAAACCGATAGGCGTCAAGAGCATGTGATTAGGGGTGACGGAAAGCCGTGTGGAATCGGCCAAGCACAACTTAACTATCGGGCCGCTGTAGGAGGCAACCAATGCGGCTTGCTGACCAGGGGCAAAGACGGGCGTTTCCGGTAAAACGCAATTCGGATGATAGGGGGGCTTTGCATCAAGGATAGGAAAATCAGAGTCTTCCCCTGAAATACTATAGACTCTTCCCATTCTCGTTTGGCATATAGGACAAGCATCTCCATGTACGTCAATCTGAACCAAGTCAACTCCAAACTGCATTGCCGTATTGATATTCCCTTGAGAAGACGCCTCTCTTAATCTCGTCCGTGCTACCAATTCAGCGTATTTCCGAGGATTATAATTTCTGCCATTGATAGTTATAAACTGCTGCTTTCCAATCTTATCCACCAGCCTACTATACACAGCATCCGTAGAAGAGCGCAGAGTCGTTCCTTTGATCATTTCTGCACCCAGTACCCGTGTCAGCACTGAGTCCTCTACAATGCGCTGCTGCGTGCGCCTAATGTACCTGTGCATAGTAGTCTGGATTGAACCAGCAGCAGTGAGTAAATCCAAAGCGATTTGATCCGCCATTACTGAAACAGCATTCGTATGAATCTGAGTTCCAAGATCAAGAGAAGTCCCAAGCCCAAAAGTCTTTGCAGCCTTTGCCGAAGCTTTAGCTCCTTGTTCATAGGAAGCTTTTGAAGCTGACTGAGCCCAGATCTTTGACCGCTTAGTTAAATTACTTACTTCCTTATTCACTTGTCGTAGTACTTCATTTGCTCGAAAACGTTGATAAGAAGTCAACCCAGATTTATTTAGATAACTTTCTAACCTTCTCGTACTATTTGCATACATAGCAATAAGTACTTTTACTCTCTTATCCATAACAAAATCAGGATCGAGAGATTGTATAGGAGAAAGGCTTGAAAGTCTTTTAGCCATTTCCACGCATCCCTTCAATCATTACTCGCAACTCAGTAAGCACAGTAAGAGAATTCCCAACAAGATTTGAAATTTCCCTATGCTGCTCAGCTGCTTGGGTTCGCCATTCATGTCTTTCTGCTCTATGTTCATCACACAAAGTCATCATTCGTTTCTCATACCGTATTATAAGAGTAATCAATACAACAATCAATACTCCTACGGCCCCCAACTGAATAACCAAAGTCTGAATAATCGAAGCTGCGCCAAACGCTTCCATTTGTTTAGTCCTCTTTCTTAGTAAGTGCCCTTATTCTGCATAGTGCTTCTGTAACTAGCAACGACTGTGAGGCATTCAAATCTACCTCAGTCTGCGCTGGTGAAACAACCAGTTCACCAGAACTAAAGATTTGTTTTGCCATCTTTAGCTTGTGCGCCAAATTGTTGTTCTCATCAAATGATGCGGCTACTGAAAAAGTACCCACTTCACCAAACCACTTACTTTCTTGAAAACAGCTTGTCTCCACAGTGGACTTCCGTTCCTTCCAATAGGAAGCTTTTCCAATGGAACTAAAAACGTGGACACTCATTTCCTTCTTTGGATAGTTAATCGAAACTCTTAACAACCCATTTATCTGTTCCGGGGATTTACAAGAAAAGTTTACTGTGAAAAGTCCTTGTTTCTCAAAAGGATTGAAGAATCTTGTCTTTCTTAACTCCATATCAAAACTAGGGAATAAGGACAGTAGATGAGCAAGCTTGGATTCATACAGTTGCTGATTAGTGAACCCCCGTCTTTCTGGCGCTACCTTCCTCATTAATGACATTTCGATATAAGATATGGGGTGAAAAGTTTCAGAAACTAGGTTTGCCAAACAGTCAATTCCAGGAGAGCTTGTGTAAGTGAAATCAACAAGTAGTTTCCTCCCCTTTTCTGAAGCGAGCTTCACCAACATCTTTGCTTCGTCCACATCTAAGGCAAGAGGTTTCTCACAAAACACATCCTTTCCATGCTCAAGAGCTGCTTTGACGATTTCAACATGCTTGTCAATTGGAGTGGCAACCACCACAACATCAACACCTTTCTTCCAAATAATTTCCAGGTCAGTCACAAAACGAGGATCAACTGCTTGCTCAGGTGTCAAAGACCTACGATAAACGTATCGTACATCAAACACTCTTTCAAGATAGGGTAAAAGGATTTTTCCCCAATATCCATAGCCAATCAAAGCAACTATCAGTTTCTCATCCATGTTTGTGCACCTTTCAATTTTGTTTCAGTGTTCTACCTATTCTTCCCACCTCCACGACCTCCACCTAAGCCCTTACCTGGACCTCCTGAAGGACAAGAACTTGTATTCCTACCCCCTCGTCGTCCGCCTGGTTGCCCTACTCCTTTACCACTGCCATTACGAAGCCGTGTACTGCCTCTTGGATTTCTTGCTCGCATCGTCTTCCTCCTTTTAAGTTGTAGGATCTTTCTTCCACATTTCAATCCGTTCCAAACCCTTACCAGATTTGTACTCATCCCGCCATTCATTGTTAATCTCAACAGCACATCTATTGCATCGACAATCGTGCTTGGCACAAATATCAGGCTTCCAGTTTGGAGATTGGTTCTCTCGTACCATAGCGCGGAATACCTTCATATCATCCGTGATACGTCCAAGCCGGTTGAATGCCATTGACGGAGACGCAGCAGAGGAACAACGATAAACATACCCATCAGCCCCTAATGTGATCTGAAAATACCCAAATAAGCAATGCTGATAGTGCATCTGATCAACGTCTTGCGCTTCAGGAGTTATCCAAAAGACAAAAGGCTTATCACTAGGATTCTTAGAAAGATATTTTTCAATCTTATTATAATAAGTCACTCGGTTTTTAACTTCCACATTCTTTTTGTACAACCTAACCGTCTCAAATGGTATATTGTAATTCATATATGGAATGGAAAAACGAAGCGAGTCAACTCCAATGCTTTTTGCAAGACAAACTATGTTAGCGATTTCTTCATCGGACGAATTAAACTCAGTCATTAGATAGACAATCCTTATTGTCGGACCTTTTTTATCACCTTTTATTTTAACCATTCTACGCAATCCTTCTATAATAGTATCAAAATAAGGGGTCTGCAATTGCTTTGACTTAGTGTGACTCTCAGGAAAACCAGCATCTAAGGAACAACTAAGATAATCCTGTGCAGAAGTAGACAATTCACAATACTTACTAAGAAAACCCTCTTTTTGCTCTAAAGAAAGCAACTTTGAACCATTAGTATGCATTCCAAAGGATGAACCATGTTTCTTTGTTAATTTCATAAGAGGAATAAGATCAGGGCTTAGAGTAGGTTCTGTATATTGTCCGCCAACAACAATGAAAGGAATTGTACCCTTCAATTGATCAATCAAAGAAAAAGCAGTTGGCACCCATGCAGTATCCAACGTTTGTTCATAAAAACGCCCCTGACAATGAAGACAATTGAAATTACAGCCTAGTTTACCATCTCCAGGAAGATGTACGTCCAATTGCCGAGGCAAAACAGTTTCCTTGGTAAACACCTTACTAAGACTGCCTCCAAGGTATTCATAAAGCAACTGAAAGTAGTAATAATTTCCTGGCCGATCTGAATCGGTGGCAAACTGCTCAACTGGAGTTGATTCTACTACACTAGATTTTTCCTCTTTAATTTCCGGCATTTTCTTAATGCCCCTTTCGTAAGTAGATTCCTGATTGCTTTGGATTAAAACCTAGAAGACTTACGGTTTCACTATTGTGTACAAACTCTTCAATCCTCAATCTGCTAGCTTCTACCATTCCAACAAAATGTTCCTTGTTCATTCGGACAACATGCAATGGCTCATTAGGATTTCTATCAGTATATCCTGGAGGATTTATTTGAAAATTTGGGACATCGTTTTCAACAAAAGCAGTGCAAAAACAAATGCCATTAGGCTTTAGCAAACGATAAATTTCCTTCAAGTACAAACCAATTTCCTGTTCAATAAGGTGAGAGAAGATTGAATAAAGATGTATATTTGTAAACGTTTCGTCCTTGAATCCTAACTGCCAACGACTATCCATCTGTACCGTTCCGCTAAGGTTGTAACGTTCGTTATACACATCTAAAAATTGAAATTTATAGTTCTGATCGTAAGCCTCTATGTTATCTTTACACCACTTTACTAACTTCCTTCGAGGGTCTACTCCATAATACAAAATCTTGTGGCTTATTTTACTCAACAACATCAGTGGGAGAATACCTTGGCCACATCCAATATCAAGGAAAATGGATTCCTCAGTACATCCTAACTTTTTAACGTACCTTTCAAATTCATGTTCAATCCGTTTTTCTTCACGAGAATTTAGATTAGACAGAAGCTTTTTCACATGTGGTAGCATTAGCACGTTCCTTTCGGACTTGTTGAAGGTACAGTTTACTTGCTTTTCGCTCTCGTAAACGATTAGGCAAACATTTCATGGTGCCCCCATGTACATGATAGACAAACAAATTTGTGCACACACACGTTTCAAAACCTGCAAGTCTAATTCTATCATTGAGATCATCATCTCCACCACCAATCTTAAAATGCTCATCATACCCACCAAGTTCTTTCAAAACTTTTGCCCGGAACATTGTACAAAAATTTGCCACATTTCCCTGACGTACAATCGTGAATCCATCAGGTTTAGAATTGAAAAATGTGACAGGCGAATCCTTTTTATCATCATAACCCGTCCAAAATGGATTCCGGCAAGAACAGATTCCAGATATGTTGTCTGTAATTGCCCCCACAGAGACAGCCTTTGAATTTGCCTTCATCACCGCCTTTAGTTTCTCCAACCACCCTTTTGTTACTCTTACATCATTGTTCATTACCACCACAAGATCTGACGAGCTTAGTTCCAATCCTTTATTGGTTGCCGTTGCATACCCCATATTCTTCTTAAATTGAAAAAAGGTATGTGGCATTTGCAAACGTTGTAGATACTCCAACGGAGCAAAAGTCTCTTCTTTTCCAGGAGATCCGTCCTCTATAAGGATCACTCGGTAATTCTGTGTATTGTGTTCAATGGACTCCAAACACCTTATAGTAAGCATTGATGTCATGTACTGAGGGATAATAATATCAATCGGAGTCATGTGCAAAGCTCCTCAGCAGCAAAATCTTTTAGAATCGCCCTTATTCCTTCTCGCTCTATACAAATTACTTCTCCTTTTTTCAAGCGCTTTTCCTTCTCTTCGTCAGTTATCATATTTGATGGATTTCTCTTAATGGTACAACAATCTTCATGCTTAATAACACAAATCTTATGCTTACTCAACTCAATTGTATCCGAAGATTTTGAACCAGCCCGACTCCCATGAGCTACATAATGAAGCTCTTGCATTGCTTTTGCATTTTGGAAAACTTTGCGGGGGAAAATATGTGTGTGAAAAGGAGGACCTTGTCTATAATGCGGGCCAAGCATCCGATTTTTCATACTATACTGTAAGTTTTTTCTAAATATCAAACACCGCCGAAACGCAGATTTATCAAATACTAGATGATCATGTACATCCTGCATTGCATTCATGTGCATAAGATCATCACTATCAATTCTTGTAAGTGCTACATAATCAGTGACAATCTTGGACAATGCGTTCGCCGCAAAATCATGGTGAAGTTCACATCTATTATTCCAAATAAGCCCATCCGTCCTTTGTTGATCTTTCGTACTACATATTAACCAAATACGGAAATCCTGAAACGATTGGTTAAGAATACTTTTCAAAGTTGTTTGGTGGAACTGTGTACATCTTTTCGTCACCCATTCTTGGGTTAGATCAAATGCAGGTCGTTCGATATCAAACAACAGAGTAACAATATGCTGAATAGTCGGACTCACAATGATACCTCCTCAACGGTATAGAACTTCAACTTCAATTTTTCAACTCTTTCGACAAGATACTCTAACCGATGTTGAATAGGTGCGTGCATGTAAAGTGACACCAGTTTCTTCTTCGAAGCAGCAAGTTCTATCAAAGGTTCGTGGCCGCTTAGGACTTGTTTTTCACGCTTCCCATAATTACTAGCCGCAAATATCTTTTCCAACCGCCCTTCATAAACCCCTCTTCCCCCACGTCGGAGAGTAGTAAAGATCGTACCTAATATCTTATCACTTTCATCTGACCTATTCCCGTAAGGATAAGAATAATGTTTTGGTGCCCTACCAATCATATTAGCAACTATGACAAGACCTGGAATGATCTCTCGATTGACAAACACATTAAAACTAGCTATATCATGTTTACGAGTTGGATCATCTAGTGATTTGGAAACTTCTCCTGCGCGAAGGTGCTCAACTCCATGAAAACCAATCTCATGCCCATCAAGCATTAAATTCAACATCTTCTTCCACTGATCAGTAGTTATCGAATTTATGTAAGCCAAATAGAAGGTTGCCTTGACCTCATGCTTGCGAAAAAACATTCGGTATTCATACCATTGATCAATGAAGCAATCATCAAAGGAAAGTACTATCCCAGCTCTTTGCATTATAATCTTCTTTCTTTCTCGACTATTCGGAGAATGTATTTTGCACGACCGACAGGAGAAAGGAAATCCTCGTAATAGTGTTGTCCGCTTTCAGCAATTTCAAACCTTTCTCGTTTGTGCTTTTTGTAATAATCTATAATTTCAGCAAGATTAGATAAGTCCTGCTTAAACTGTACAACTGGCAGAGAGCCTTGCTCTGGCATGATCGGGTAGTTATCTGGGGCTAATGTACACAGCCCAAGCCCCATCCCCTCAGCAAACCGATAATCTTGATTTTGCGCGGTTCCTGGCATTGCAAGAGCAAATCTACAGGATGCTAAGACCCTCAAAAACTCATGGAAGGGCAAGAGCTTTTTTACTCGTATATCATCTGGTGCTAAACGTAGCCCGCAATCTGCCATACCCGAAAGAATTTCAAATTGTTCTTTTCCTCGAAGATAGCGAATAACATTTGCTCTATCAGTTAATTCCGTACATCGAAAAAATGCTAACATATCATATTGATGTGTTCCACACCTATCATTCTTCTTCCGTATCTCTCTAAGCTCCTTCACTCTATCAAAGAAATGGTGAGTTCTATCAGTAAGTCCAATTGGGTACACCCTTGGAATCTTCGCCGTTGTACGAGTGAGAGCCAGTTTGAAGTAAATCTCTTTCCCTGTATCCACCCGTAGCATGTGACATCTTTTGTTATCTCCATAGTCCCACCATACCCGTTGTACGCCCTCGCGGAAAACAATATCAAAATACAAAGCTCCTCTTACTCCCATTGCAGAATACTTTGTAAAACGATCCTGTCGGAATTCATCGCTGTAGACAAAAGGTATTCCTAAACTTTCAAAACCAGAAAGCATAACTTGATTTCGATGTTTCCAACCGCGTTCTTCAACACCAGTAGAATCAGGCCAGATAATTTTTACAGGTAAGTCAGTCACAATCTTCCTCCTCGTATATTTCATTTTCTTCACTAGGTTCCCTCATTATATTAAAAAGCCAATCACCTAAATGCAATTAAGCACACAAAATTCATTCATTGTGAAACCCCCATATCTCTCCGTCACGTTTACGCTGATCCCTCAAATCCATATCCTGGCGTTTGCGGATACGAGCGTCTTTATGAGTTTGATCCATTGCTCCAGGGTAATGAGCAGGATGATTATGGAAAACGAAAACTTCTTTCGTAGATACAAACTTCCCAACTCTTTCAGCAAGCCAATGAATTTCTTGACAAGCAAAGTGCCAGTATTCAGGATTGAATAACAATCTATTTGGATACCAATCAATGAATTTTGTTCCTACCAATCCCACACCTGTAAAATGATGTTTCTCCGCTTGCCGAATTCCCAAAACTCCATCCTCAAGTGGGAATTTTTCTTTGTAAATACGAATCAGATCAACTATCGCACGAGGACGAAACTTAATATCATCTGTAGCATAAAGAATGTTGTCTCTTGTCCTCTGAATTGCATAATTCCTACAAGCAACAGCTCCATTATGACCAGGCAAATAACATGATGTTAGATTCCGAAGACCTTTCTCCCGTAATTTTCTTGCCGTCTCTTCATCTCCGTCACAAACAATCATAATGTTTACACCAGACAGCTCTGGTATCGTATCCAATGTTGCTTGAAGTTTATCCCATCTATTCCTAGTAGGTATTACTATGCTCAAACGTGACATTTTTACTGAAACCCTTTCCTATGTAACGGCATCCGAATCATTTGTTGCACAGTTTTTACAGGTATTTGTGCCCCCAAAAACCTATTTATTTGCTCTACTACTTTAGGAGTTTCGGAACATAATTCCTCATAGAAAATAATCAATCCTTTGTCAGGATTCTCTTTAACAAACTGAGCCCATTCTTTATAAAACCGCTGGTAGAAGTAAAAATGAATCTCTTCAGGGACTATTCTCCAAGCGGCAGTTCCAGAATCAACCTTCGCATAACTATTATATATATCAACGGGAGCTCGTTGAATAAATAAGATTTTCAAATTGTAAGTACAAAGTCTCCGCCAAAGAAGTCCGTCTACTCCAGGATTGACAACAAACTTTGCTCCAGATCGAAAATTGGAAGACAGAAACAAATCTCTTCGTTCTTTCAACCAATGCAACTTAGTTATTCTTGCCAATCGTGCAAGCAAGGCGAACCATAGATCCGATGGTTCATAATCAACACCAAAACCAGGAGATTGTTCAACCACTCTCCGCAAAAACGATGTTCCTGAGCGCCGCATTCCAAGAATCACAAAAGGCATCTTATGCACCTACCTCTCTTTTATATCGTCGAGAAGCCTGGTAGTGAATTATCACAGGATCTTCTGACATACCCTGATCATAAATCGCACAGTATTCAGCAGGTAGTTTCTTCACTCTAAGTCCAGCCTCTACATGTTTAGGAAGCAACGATGCAAGAACTCGTTGATCCCATTTCTTTTTATCTTGGTGACAAGCCCAATCCCATTCTCTTAATAGTGTCCTTGTCTTCTCATTGTTGTTAAGCCATATCGTACCCGATAACAGCTCAGGTGCGCGTGATGGCTTCTCTCTGAAATGAACACCAATATCAGCATCGATTCCCTTTAGAAGCAAAGGATACTTCACAATTTCAGCATCGCAATCGACGTAGAGAATGGGATCTGGAGAGAACTTCTCCAACATTCCTAAAAGGAATGCAGGCTTGAACTGCGTATTTGCTTGCCAGCTTCCAAGAGATTTAATTCCTTTGATTTCCCGTGGAAGCCCCCAAGGTTTTAAGCTTGTTATAAGTCTTTTAACCTCTTTCTCATAACCAGTATCCTCAGTATAATAAGCTACTACAACTGGCATTCCATTTCCTCGTGATACTGATTCAATAGATTGCTTAGGAAAACAATCAAGAGCACTATCTGGATTCAAATTGACTACTGTGCGTCCAGCAGCTTTCAATTCAGGTGCAGCAAATGTAGAAATTGTACTTTTGAATCTATTGTAAACTGATCCCCTCTGAACGATTGGATACCCCTCATGAAACCATGCTTGACGATCATTCTGTTGGTTCCCTGTCATATCATAGCCAAGCAAATAGATAGGATTAGCCCCCAGAACAAACGCAAGATTGAGTGCACCAAAGCCTGAGTTTCCCCCACCGCCTAACCCTTGAGATATAGACGTAGACCATGTTTCTTTACCAATACAAGGTATTACATGAATTCCATCAGGATAATTCTGACGAGTTGAATCTAACCAAACTTTGTAGCCCTTATTATAACGATTAAATCGTTGTGTTACTTCACTACCGAATTGTCCTTCTTGTACCCATTGCAAAAATCTGTAATCCATCGAAAAAATGATAGTAGGATCAAAATGTTCAAAAGCACGATTTATTCCAATTGTAAGTTCCCCGTCCAAAAAAGACCAATCAAAATTGGACAAAGACGGGCCACCACCTACAAGAAAAGCTCGTTGTCCAGCCCAAGCATTGTCCTTAAAAGTTTTCATAAAAAGTGTCTTTTCAGAATACTTACTCAAATCTTCATCGGGGGAAACAAATTTTCGTCTATTTCTTTTGATTCTTTTTGCAGAAGGTTTGGTGGGAGATTGACTTGCTTCTTTCTTAGTAACTCGTTTATTACGTCTTCTTCTTAGTTCTCGTATACGTTCACATTCTTTTGTAGTATACGCAATAAGCAAACCATCGATCTCTCTTCGTTTAAGAATAAATGAAGTCAATAGTTGTTGCACAAATGCTTTATCAGTAACATTCTTATGAGAAAATGATTCATCATTCTCTTCCCATTGTATTTTTTTTACTACAATAGGAACCCGTTTAAGGGAGTGAGAATTTGAATCCCATACCATGTTTTCCATAATTACCCTCTAACAGACATTTTCGTGCTGTTGGGCAAATAAAAATCCTACCCATTCGATCTTTATATTCTTCCTTAACTACTCCAGCTAACAAAACTCCTTGGGCTTGCAAGTCCATACGTGAATCAAGCGCTGCCCCCTGTCTTAGCAGGTACAGCGCTTGTTCACAAACAGCATTTGTCATTGACGCATCGGCTTCCACCCCCGATTCTGTGATGTCAAGAAAGTTTCCGAATACACCACAATTCTCAATCTGCCATTGTGCGGTCGTAAGAGCTTCAGTCTTCTCTGTTCCACTCGCCCAATAGGTAGAAGCTCCTAATCGCGTAGAAAAATACGTGTCAGCTTCTACTGTAGTTAGCCATAAATCTGACATAGTATTTTACCGCCTAAAGTATAATGATACAATTCCAGATGCTGTATCACCAGCATTAGACACAGCTAGATCGAGCGGACCAGATGTTGCAAAAGGCAATAGCGCTGTATCACCACCAGTAGGCACTACATTCGATACTGTTGAAGCGCTCAGGTTCGCCCCTTGCGACAAGAGAACATCTACCCCAAAATCATCTGTGAGAGTCACATCATAACTAGCTGATGGTTCTGACCCAGAAACTGTAGAAGGTTTGAAAGTAATTCTTTCTATAGTTCCAGTAATGCGATCAGTAGTCAATGTAGCATCGCCATCACTGTCAGAAATCCAAACAAGATCAATACGACTCAATCCTTCTCGAATACCTGTTTCTGAGATTGTTACTGTTCCAGCCATTACAATTCTCCTTTCTTACCTATGCTCTATAGAGCAGTAGATCGGATGTAAAACTGTAACGTGTTGGAAGCATTTGGAGTACCAGCAACCACATACGTATGGTAGACAGTACTGATAGTTCCTGCATCAGTTGTTCCATTAAAATTATGAATCAAAACGTCAGCAGAACCACCAATTCTAACGCCTAGTCCGTAAGTCTTAGCAAAACCAATGTAGTAAGCATCAGAACCATCAACAAGACCAGTAATGGTAAGCACTACAGATGTAATGGAAGCAAACGCATTATACGCAGTCAACGTCCAATCTCCACTAGTACTATCTTCTCCGTCTACTCCAGTGACAGTTTCAGAAACAAGTTTACCAAACTGATCCTTACCAAGAATAACAGCAGAAACAGCAGTCCAAGTATCATGAGTATCTTGTATGGCCATAATTACAGGGACTACAGGCCATCCAGGTGCGTAAGACTTTGTCATGCTAGCAGCAAGAAGCGTAGTTTCTGAAGAGCTAGAATGTGCTGTAGGAACAGCCGATTCATGGAACCAATTATCATCAGCAGCAATGGGAATAAAATTTGCAGCCTGTAGAATTTGTTCTTCAAGAGCTTCTTTAAGATGTGGATTATGTACAGTACCCATTTTTTTCTCCTTTATACTCAATTAGAGTTTGACTGTAAAATACAGCATAAATAATTAGGGAGAGATGGGGTCTGGTTTCATCTCTCCCCAAACTTACGCAACGCTTAGAGTCTTGATGTAGCCATGAAGGTCAGCATTCGTATAGTCAAGTCCAAACTGACAATACAGCTGTTCCTGCATACCAGCACCAACCTTAGACAGCGCTTCAAAGAACACAGCGGGTTTTCCAGGAACCAGCATAAAACACGGTGCAATACGAGCTACATCAAGTAGAGCTAGTGATGTAGAAGTAATAATCGGGTCGTATGCGATTGGAACCTGCCCAAGTGTCGGAAGATTGATAGCATTAAGAGTAACACCACCAATTGTAACCGACTGAGGAGCAAAGCCGTAGAGTTCGTTGAGATTTTGAATAATTCGAGCTCCAGCAAAAATTACGGGCTGAATCATTTGCCCAGTTTGCCCCAGAACAGCAACTTCGAGCTCTTCCACTAGCGACTTACTTAGTGCAGCTCCACCAGCATCAATCTCTGTGGAACCATCAGCTGCGATAGCAGTAATAACCCCCGTAGTTTTGCCGTTCGTCCCAGCAGTCGTAGGATCTGCTCCTGCGCCAAGTAACATTGAATACTCAATGTCAATCGCCAGCTGAGCCAAATGTGCATCTCTCTGATTCTGAGGATTGCCCATATGTGCCATTTCTCCGCCTACAACAGCTTCACCACTAATGGCAGCTGTCATAGATTGTTTCTTGTAGGACAACGCAAAAGACCTCTGGTGAAGCTCAACATAATTGTACTTCTGCGCCGGAGCATAAATATCACTAGCAGGAGCAGCCAAAGATGCAGTTTCAGTTACTGTGTAGGTTGCACTGGCCGTATCCAACGTGATAAAATTGCCCATGATAAACGTATCGGTAGCAACAACACGTCCACCAGTAAGACCTCCAGTTATAGACAAGAGGGGTGTTTTCTTAAACTGACTTCCAATGGTAAATAGTGGCCCTGCATAATTAGGTAGAGCTACACTATCACCAGTTGCATCTGAGTGCGCCATTTTAGTATCTCCTTACTAATTAAAAATATGTGCTTATTTTACACCACTGGCAATTTTATCAGAAACAATGTTAGCTATTTTTCTAAAAGTAGCCCAATCTTCCGGTTTTCCTGATGTCGTTGCCTTTGCTTCTGCTGCTTTCATTTGAGATTCCGTAGACATCCCACTTGTATCCGTATCAGAAGATTTGTCAGACGGAGGAAGCGGAGTCTTCAGCTTTTCAGAAACTTGCTTTGACACTTCTTGCTCCAGAAATTCATTCAAGCCATCAATGGTTTCGTTTACCTCAGCAAGATCTCCATTAAACTTATGTAGGAACTTTCTGAGCGTAATATCCGTAACCTCTCGCTTATCCAGAAGTGCGTCCACTTTTTCACGATGTTCAACTTTAGCAAGCTTCTCTTCAGCCTTTATCCGTCTTTCTTTCTCCAATTCCAAAAGCTCTTCTGTTTTTCCCTCTTCTAAGAGCTTTTTTTCCTCTGCTTCCCTCTGTACTTCTGCTCTAGCATTCTCTACAGCAGTTTCAACTTCTTGCTTAACCTTATCACGAGTAGTCTGAACTGCTGAAGTTACACGCCGGTCGATTTCCGCCTGAATGCGTGGGTCAGTTGACAAATCAATTTCTTCTTTTCCCTTACTACCGTCCTGATTATCTTCTTTTTTGCCATCAGTGTTCAAAACCTGCCCCTGATGAGTATCAGGTTCAGTCTTTGCTCCCTGATTTTCCTCGGCCATTTTCTATCTCCTTTTCAAAAATTATTAGAAGAAAGTTAATTAAAAATTCCCTTTCTTTTACCTTCTATTACTTTGTTACCAAAAAATTATATTTTCCGCAACCACTTTTTACGTTTTTTCGTTTTCATTAAAAGAATTGTCTGTTGAAAAAACTGGATTATCTAAATTATCTTTCGTTTCTTCCCTCTTTTTTTCCGCTGCAACCATAGGATCAGGCACAGAAGGAATGAGTCTCAATTGGTCTTCGATTGTAAGTAAATGGTCAAGATTTGGAATGTTCTGCCAAACTTCGATCTCATTCACTGGTATATTCAAAGAGTAGGAAATCTCGTAATCTTCTAACAGAGGCGTACTTCGTTTTTCAAAGATTTTGTTAATCAAGTCGATTCGTCTGCGCAAAGAATATTCAAGATATGATGTAAATATAGATGCTTGATCGATTTGTGGCTGCATTTTAAGTTTGAGAGCAATTCCTGAAGTCTGTCCAGATGTTCCTACCATTTCTTCAATATCAACAATTTTTCCCATCATGTGAAGTGCTTTTCTTGTCAATGTAAGTTCGTATTCAATTTTCTCCTTATCATTTCCCTTTTCCAGATATTCAGCACTCCCATTTTCTGGTAAGGGAAGAATTTTGAATTGTCGTAATTTATCTATAAATCTAACATCATCATCATCTTTTTCCATCAATGCTCTTGGATCTAGGCCCTTCGTAGCAAGCAAGGAATCGACATTAAATTCAACATCATCAGAATTTCTGCATCGAATTTTGTTGAAAACATCTTGCTGGCCGATAATTGCTGTTGTTATAAAAGACTTAAAATCTTTCTCCACACCAAACCGAACAACAGGAAGTTCGTGGTAATGATGAGCATAGGATTTCCCATCTAAAAGTGGTGTTGCACTTCCTGGCTGTTCGATAAATGATTGGATCAACGTGGTAGTATACAAAGTAAATATAGTTGTATCTATTGTAAGCAATTTACCTTTATACCATGTATTTGCAGGTAGGACATTTCTATAGATCGCAGCAACCGCCATGCCCTGATCATCTTCAATAAATATCCATTTTCTTGGGGAATACACCTTCAATCTTATTCTGTCTTCTGGATCAACCGAATGAACTTCAACACTCATACCATACAAGATAGCATTCTTCAAATGTTCCATATCAATACCACGAATGTTATTTAATTTTGAAATTTTAGCCAACTCCACCAATGCCTTTTCATCTGTCTTAGACGTATAGGTATATGGAAGACCGGCTATGAATCCAACATGCCGGTCAACAATATATCTAATATAATTAGTCACATAAAGATTTTTTGTCCCCCCATCATAGCGGTCTTCATCTTCATCTAAAATTACTTGCGTCCCGGCGTAGTACTTTTCTCGTTTCAAGTGAAGTGCTCTGTTAGTATCTTCAGCATCCCACAGAGCTCTAACTTCTTGTGGGGAGAGTATAAGATTTTCAGTAACCATTTTTTCTCCTTTAACCACCAATAAGAGTTCTATCAAAGGGCTGTATCAGAGGTTCGCCTTCCATCAAATCTGTTACCGCCCAGACCAAAGCATCTAATCTATCCGGCGAATTATAATTTTGGTACGGTTCCCAATCACATAATTGGTCTTCCAGTTCAGGGAAATTGCCTATATGGTGTACTCTTCCCTGTTCGTAGAGCGCGCTGACGGGCTCGGCCCTTATCAATTTTCCACGGGTTGCCCTTACAGGACGAACAACCACCCTTGAATCTATCGTTGATATTGTAGAGACGACCATATCGCCACCCTGATTGACTTCCGGTATGATTCTATCCGCTTCATTCCTATTGTACGCGGACACCACGATTGTCCCCCATTTTTTCGGTGTGGCAGCCCGTACAGAAGCATCTTCAAGCACGTAGTAATGAGCGGGATCCCGTCCATCCTTTCCAACTACAACTATTCCCGTTTCGTCAGCATCCACGGATGTGCTGATTGCGGGGTCAACACCAACTGAAATCATTGTAAACACAATTCCTGTTCTACTCAACACCCTATTTTGTTCAATCAAACTCCTCTGCCATAAAGCATTTGGATTATCGTCCAGGATCTCTCCTTCCAATTCCTGTCTCCCCAACCTAGTGCCTTCATATTTTCTTTTCATCGTATCAATAAATGTGGGAGACAAATTTTCAGCATTCTCAAACGTGGTTCCCGAGGTTACGCTTATTCCCGAATCGATAACCAGTTCCTTAATCAATGGTATCGGTTTGGGGGTGGTTGTTATCAGCCCCTCCACACGTTCGCCCAGGCGTGCTCCAAATTGCAGCATATCCCATGTTTCTCTCGGATATTTCCAACTTCCTATCTCATCAGCCCAAAATCGCTCGCAATTATGAACAAGGATTCCATTTGCAAAGAACTCGTGTTCATCTTCAACTTCAATATCATATACATCACTTGTAGTATTCAGTTTTTTTACGTCTCGAACGGCTACGGGCATGATATGACACGGCACATTTCCTACTACAGAATCTGGAATTTGTTCTGATTTGTTGAAACATGGTTCCACAATAATCGCATTTTCGTTGCTGTGATATTCTCTTTCTTTTTGCAGTGGATTTCTGGTTGCATTTTTTTGAGCAGTATTTTTGAACTCGCCTTGTTGCAATGTACTCAATTCCACATTGTTTACAAATTCTACTCTCTTTAACAAATGCAGTTGATCTAAGTTTCTCAAGACATTTGATAGAACAGTACTTACGTGGTTTTTTTGCCCCCGAATGAAATTCTTGACCACAGACAACACAAAAATGCTTTTTCGCCATACATATGCCCCAATTCCGTTTCTGTGTTGTTCTCGCATTCTTAGCAGCATTTTCTCGGTTTTCTTGAAGATGCCCATCTTTTGCATGTTCGGAGCAATGCTCTGATTTTTGCATAAGCCTAAGATTTGAGATTGAATTATTTGAAATATCTCCATCAATATGGTGAACACAAAATTTGTCTGGGATTTTTCCATTTCTTTTGGTCCACATTGCCCGATGCAGATATTCTCTTCTACCGTGTCCCCCACGCTGGTAATACCCACCTGAATACCTGTGGTATTTTTTCCCGTCGAATTCAACGCACTTGTTACACATATTGAACCTTCTTCTATCTCAGATAGTCGAACAAAATTACCACCTACAAATACAGGATGGTCTTCTGTTCCAACTATACTTCGTCCGTCCATCAAAGTCAATTCATAAAGAATTGAATCCTTACGAGTCAGCCCAGAAAATTTTACTTTTCGTCTACCTTTTCGGGTTAAAACAAAATCTCCAACTTTAACATTCTCAATCGCTTTGTTTTCTCCATTATCCATTAAGACTTGTGTACCTAGAATTAGGCACTGGGGCCCTCTAAGGGCGTCTGGAGTCTCCGCGCTGAACAGAAGGGCACGCGCACCATTAGGCCACTCAATCTTCTTCTGAGACGAGTTATAGTGGGGCAAGTTGTCTATATCACCCTCACTTATGGTCAGTATCCCACTCTCCCCCCTAACCATCGTATCCCTACAATCGCCAGCCGTTCGGCCCACCAGGTGAATAAATTTGACACCATCGGTATTCACCCAATGCCTAACCGTTTCCGCCCCCACTCGCGTCTTCCCCCACCCCCTACCCGTCTTTATCATCCAAAATAAGACCCCTTTAGGCCATATTTGGCTTTTTCTTCGCCATAGCTTCCAATCGTAGGCGAGTGCCAGCAGTTCCTCGTCCGGCAGTTGGTCAAGGAAGTGGTCACGCGTTTCACTGGATATACCCATTGGCCGTCCTCTGTAGTTCCAACCATCGGGACACGATTATCCTTCGTATGCCCTCAGCCTCGTCCTTCATTGCCCACCCTTCCAGTTGCACACTGTTATCAAACCGGTACACCCGTACATTCTCCTCGTCCTCCACCGCGAACAGAAGTTGCTCCCCATCCTTGCAAAAGCACCACCCCTCTTCCTTACTGCCCTCGTCTCGAACTATCCATTCGGCCAGAATATCCCAAAAAAGCGTTTCCCACTCTTTCTTCCAATCGGTCTCCCCATAACTGAACAGTACTAGCTCCAACCGAGTGATGCGCCCCCGCTCACCAAAAATGAACTGCTCTCCATCCAACTGGCTTAGCATATTCCGTTTCTCCTGTTTCACGTGAAACATTCGATTTTTTTTGTTTCCCCACCCTCTGCTCTTCACCTGCTATTCAACTTTCAGCCCCCTCTCTGAATATACATATAAAACCATAAAAACACCTTTCTGAAATTTTGCCCCGCGCTAGTCAGGGGGGTTATCCCGCGCGTGGGCAAACCAATTAAGGCATGGCCCCTTCACTATCCAGTTGTTTAGCAGGCGCTTCCCTCTCAGGTTCTACCGTCTGCCCTGCCGCCTCGGTTGTCAATTCTTTTCTAACTTCGAGGTTACTATCCACTGTCAAGGGCACAACCTTGGCAACGAGGGAGCGCTTGATAAGCGCTGACAGTCTCACCCTAGCTCTGGCCTTGGCCTCTTCTGTGATCTCGACCGGCCCGCCCCCGGCTCCCGTTAGCTCTGTCCGACTCACGAAGTCACCCTGGGCCTTACCCAATAGAGTGCTGGCTTCCAACCGCTCGGAAAGCGTGGGCTTGCGCTCGACAATCGAAGGCCTGCCTGTCTTTCCCTTGGGTTTCTCACTCTCTTCTATTGCTCTGCCTCTCATGATGGACGACCAGAACCTTTGGCGCTCATCCCTGGTAGCAACCAACTTATCGGCTCCCATACGCCGCTTTAATTCGGCGGCTATCACGGGAGAGCGTTTCAATTGCGTCCCTTGAGCGCCTGCGCTTTTTCTGCTATACCCCGCTGATATTGCTGCCCTTGTAGCGTTCCCCCCATTTCCTAAGTATGCATCGACAAACGCATTTTGTTTGAGAGTAAGGGCTAAGTTTACAACGGAGGACGACATATGGACTTACCTTTGGAGTTATCAAGAGAACTATCTACCTATCAACTACAAAACATAGTGCACAAAAAGGGGATGAAAAGCAAGGGCAAAGGCGAATAAACCCCTTTAGTTAAATCAAAATTACCTAAGATTTCCAAAAGAAAAAGGTTGACATGTGCCAACGAAGGGTAGACAATAGAGGCAGTGAGAAAATATCCAGCATCGGAGAAAGGAAAACCATGAAAACAAACGTCCTACTGTATAATCACACGCCATATGAGCAGTCTGTGCTTTTGGCGCTCTGCGAATATGCGGCTACTCGGATGGGAGTTGCGGGAACCGTACCTGTCCTGGTCAAAAAAAGCCAAAGTGAGTGGTCGGCGATGCACGGTAAAGCAAGCAAGGCCTGTCCTTACGTGGATACACTCGTTGACCCTCGCGGAAAGACAAAAAGCCGGTATCTCAAATCCAGACCATATGTTGAATGCAAGGGATGGATTGAACTATTTCTGCCCGCCCGTATACACTGCCGGTATGACGCCCTCGAATTCGCCGAAGAAATGATCCATCTATTCGCCCACGAATTTGCACACATTGCCCAATACCAAACTGGTGCGCGGTGTTTGCAGGACGAAAAGCAAGCTGAGAGTGGACGAACCCGTCGCCTTGCGTGGAAAAAAAGGCCTATAGAAATTGACGCAGAAAACAGGGTGGCACATACGTCCAAAAAGCCTGATGGAGAACGTGACGAAAATTTGCTCAACATTGCAATCGAAGTTGACCGGCTCAGAACAGAAACTGCGACAGATTGACACACTTTGAAAAAAGGGGAGAAAGGAAAAATGAGATTCAGGGTCTTTACTCGAACGTGGTGGAAGCGTAATCCAGCGTGGCCGGAAGGTCGAGAACCGAGCTTAGGACGTAAAACGGTTCTTGGGTACTGCAACACTGATGACGATGCAAGGGCGCGCTGCCGGCGATACAATCAGACTCATGATCCAGGTACCTTGAGCAGAAAAGCCGAATATGAAATAGCTTGATAGGACACAATCCAAGGAAAGGGAGAAAACGAACATGATTAAGAAAAACGTGGTGGACGATTTGCGAAGGCTTATCATTACCTTAGTTAAAGATGGGGAAAACAAAAAGGAATGCATCATACTTGCAGAAAAAAGCATTGATCAATTGACGATGCTCTCAAGGGAAGAAAAGTTGGTTCTGGCGAAAGAAGTGGGCAGTTATTTAGCCGCGACAATGCCGGAAGAGGGAGAATCAGAGGAACAACGAAAGGAAGCACTTTATCGCCTAATGTTTCCAAGGAAGGACAACGATTGATTTCTCAAGAATAGCCTAGGAAAATCTCCTAGGCCTTTCTGGACAAATCAAAAAAAGGGGAAAGAAAATCATGCTGTCCCTGCGCCAAAGAGCACTAGAGGAAGCCAAGGCTAGAGCACTAGAGGAAGCCAAGGCTAGAGCATTTGAAAGACTGCGCGAGAGTAAAGAATTTTTGCACCTTGAAAGACTGCGCGAGAGTAAAGAATTTTTGCACCTTGAAAAACTGCGCGAGAGTAAAGAATTTTTGCAGTTTGTCAAAAACCAAAAAAAGGCAGAGAACAATCTGGAGTTTTGGAATGAGCGGAAACTGTGACATTTTGACACACTTTTGAAAAGGGGAGAAAATCATGGAAAGCGTATTCGGCCCAACTCTCAACACCCCCCCGGTTATTACCCCGTGGGGGTATGCGGACAACATCGAAAGCGTTGCAGAAGGGATTGATTTTGTCTCCACGCCAAGTCATGGCGGCTACCGGCTATCGGACGACCGAGAAGAGCAGGTCCAAAAGGCCTTCCCAGGTTTTAAGCCTTTTGCGGGCAACTGGAAAGGTTGGTACGAAGAGGATTGCGATTGGTGCGTGGTTGTTCTCACGTTTCCAACACTTTTTATCGACGATGAAATTGCACAAGCAAGGAAAATGAGAGACTGGCAAATAAAAAGGAAAGTGTAGCATTTTGACACACTTTGAAAAAAGGAGAATGAGATCATGATTATCACAGAGGGCTACGCTCGACGGCTTATGCGTGCCGGGAAAGCCATAATGTTTAGATGCACAAACGTCGGAATTGCACTTCAACTGGCGCACACTTGGGAAGAAGCAATGGATTCGGAAACCGAAGGCACTGCAAGCGTATGCCTTGATAATGATAGGCGGTATCTGATCCTTGATCGCGTTGATTGTGGCCGGACAGATCACGTTCAGATCTAAGATTGATTTCTCAAGGATAGCCTAGGACATTCTCCTAGGCCTTTCTGGACAAATCAAAAAAAGGGGAGAGAAAATGACTGAAAAACGTTTTGCCGATTTTCGAGAAATCACGGCTAAATTTACCGGAGGAATTTGTATCAACTTAGGGCAATCTGGTGACCACAAAATCAAAAAAGGCGACCTTATCGGATGGACACAAGGGCATGTAGTCTGTGCAACATGCTGGCAAAAATGGGTGGAAGAAAATGCTGAAGCTGATAGATATGAACAGAATTTACCGGATTTTTCTCTCAGTCAACCGCCCGAAGAGTTTTTTTAGACAAACTGTGACAAATCTCTGTATGCGTCCAAAATCAAAAAAAAGGGGAAAAGATCATGGAAATGAAAGAATTGAGAGAATGGTTGGAAACGTCGCCGGTAGAAGAATTGCAATCACGTTTTCGTTTCGCCTCCCAAGTGGCCGCCGACAATTACTCGCACGTCCTAAGCTACCGCACCTGGAGAGTACAAGCAAGCGAAATCTTGCAAACAGAAATGTCAAAAAGAAACTTAGCGATTACCGTGTGAAAACCTAAAAAGTGGGGAAATATGAAGAAACCAAAAAAGAGGAAAAAGAGCGCCCAAAAAAGGAATGAACACAAAGGGCTTTTCTTGTGGGGAATGAAAACGAAAACTTAGACTGCACCCAAAACCAATCGGAAATTTGTTATAAAATTAAAACCAAAAAGGGGAAAGGTAGAAAAACATTGATCAAGCTAGTTTAGAGTAAAATAATCTGTATGGGTCCAAAAACTTTTAATCAAAAAGTTAGCAAGAAAGGTAGGAAAACATTATGAGAACGAAAACAGTTTTCAAAAGCGCAGAGATCGCTCATGTTTGGGCGCACTCAGACTTCAAAAGCGCTGGACGAACACCTGGAGCTATGAGTTTTAACAAAGATCGTTTCTACTCATACGCAACTTGCATTGCTCAACAAATAGTTTTGAGGAAGCAAGAAGTTTTTCTGCTCAATAGGGCGTCATTTTCTGTTACAACAAGCGGGCATCAGGGAATCATTGCCAGCGCTTTGTCGCACAAGCGGACGATCAGCGTTTTTTGTCCCAGACAAGGCATCGACTATTTACTTGATCCTTATCCTCGTACTACAAAAACAGAAGCACGAAACCTGATCAAGACTATGTTGGAAAAACTAGGCGAGATCATACTCACGGCAAAGCGTGCACGTTGTGAGTTCAACAAAACTTGGGGCGCAGAAAAAGCGGAAAAAGCACAGGAAGAAATTTTGCTCTTGCGTGATCTGATCGACAAAAGAATCAGCCTCCCCCAATTTGAAAATCCAGAAAATCTCACAAATTATTTCCTTCAGATTGACAAAAGAGAAAAACGAGAAAAACAAAGGGAAAGAAAAAGAATTTTGAAAAGTTTGGAAAAAGAAATTGAGAAATGGCGAAAGCATGAAAGCGCAACCATTAGTCCTGGTAGATTTTATCCAAAAGCTTTTCTGCGCCTATCGATAGATCAAAAGAGGGTCGAGACTAGCTTGGGAGCAGAATTCCCCTTTGCCGAATGCTCTAGAATTTTCCGTCTATTGTCACAGTATCGGAAAAAAGCAAAAGGAGCGGCGCTCATTCCTGATACGACTATTCGGGTGGGCATGTATGAAATCAATGCAATGGATAAATTAGGAGTGGTCGCCGGTTGCCACAGAATTAGTTGGAAAGAAATTGACCGTTTTGTAAGGGGAAACAAAATTACCGCTTGATTTCTCAAGAATAGCCTAGGACATTTTCCTAGGCCTTTCTGGACAAATCAATGAAAAGGGGAAAAGATCATGGAAAAGACACAAGAAAAAGAAGAGGAAGAAATAAGAGAATCAAGAAGATCTAAGCGGTTTTTTGCTGTGAGAAAGCATACAACAGGGGAAGAATGGATTGATTTTGAAACCGAAAGTTGCACGCCACAACTTAGCAGGGAAACGGCACAAGAGCTCGACAAGAAATACGGTAAAGCATGGAAAAAAGATAATCCTATTGTTAGAATCGGGAGGTTCAAACTTGAAGAAGTATTTTAACCATAACAAAACTACAAAAAAGGAAGGGGAATTTTCAAGTATGATTTAACTAAAAAGTTTTCAAAAACATTGAATCTCTTCTAGGTTGTCGTTTTTCTTGATAACCTATAGGTAAAGCTATGCTAACCAAACAGGATAAATTTGAAAACAAAGGAAAGGATTTAATTTGAAAACAAAGGAAAGGATTTAATTTGAAAACAAAGGAAAGTATTTAATTTGAAAACAAAGGAAAGTATTTAATTTGAAAACAAAGGAAAGTATTTAATTTGAA